CCTTCTGGCTGCTGGTCGGCATCAGTGCCTTCCTGCTCACCGCCTTCCTCGGACGCAGCACCTACCGGTCGCTGCGTTACACCGGCCACCAGCGACGCAACCTGCAAGCCCAGCGCGTCATGCTGCGTTTTTGCAAGAACCCCACACGAGCCAACTGGGCAGCGGCATGGGACTTCATCAGTGACCACGAGGTGTTGCTCGCCGAACTCGACTGGCCGCTGGTGCAGCGGTTCACCCGCACGGCGGTCCAGGTCAACTTTTCACCGGAGGCGGGGCAGTCATGAGCGACCAGACGAGAAGCCTTACAAGTGCCTCGGCAATTTCAGCGCCGTTGGCGGATGATGAGCGTCGCTCCCAATACCTACCCCACTGGTCAACAACGGAGATGAACGCTATCGACAAGCTGGCGGCGCTCAAGGGCATGTTGCCGGTTCAAGTGGTGAGGCAGGCTTTACGGCAATATCACGCCGTCGCCCTCGGTGCCTGCCATCTCGCGTGGCCTCCAATGGGTGAGGCGAACGACTTGGATCAGGCGGCGGCGAGCGAGAAGCGCCGATGACACGACAACCTAACTTCGAGCCGTCGCCTCCGGCGCAGGGTTCAGCCAACATCCACGACCATGAAAATCATCCGAAGCGGAAAGACCAAGAAACCGAAATCAACTACTGCCGAGTGTAGAAACTGCGATTGCAAATTCTCATTCGAGAAATCCGAGGCGCGATATGTCCACGATCCACGCGGAGATAACGCCTACGTGGTGAAGTGTCCTGAATGCTCTCACGAGAACTGGATCGACCCTTCGCTCGTTGGCTGAACGTCGCTGGTGAGGCGACGGCGAGCGCAAAACTTTGATATGAAAACAGACTCCATACGAGCCGTTGCCTGCATCCGATTTGTTCGGCGGCTTTTTTGCAAACACGCGCTGGCATGGGTGCGGAATATCTACGGCGATGAGATCAACGCCACCAACGCTCGGACGCTCTGGATATGCGAGAAATGCGAGAAGCTGATCTATGACCGAGACTACATCACGAGGGAGATGGCCTGTGTGGTTTATAGTCCGCCGAACAAGGCATTATCTGAACCGCATGTGGATTAGACGCAAGACTTCCGCTTCCGACCCGGCATGAACCCCGGCACCGCTTTAATTCTGCCTGTGGCCACCAGCCGCTTATAGCGCAGCTTCACGGTCTCCACTCGCACCCCCAGCATCGCGGCCATCAGCTTCGGCCCGAGGGTCCAGTCGAGTTGAACCCAGACATCCTTCGCCACGAACTTACGCTTGCAGCCGAGGCTCTTCCGCTTCCACGCGGCACGGGCCTCGATGTGCTTGTCACAGTAACCACGTTTGGGCGAGCGCGGGGAGGGCTTGCCGCCACACGCCGGACACTTTCGCAGACCCGTCATGACAATCTGATATTTGTATTGAGGCGACAAATCGTTGAATTTCTTCATTGCAATGCTATGTGCCGTATGCCAGCATGGTCGTCAATCCACGGTTGCGGGGTCAAGCGATTTCGGCTCTACTGTGCGGCATTATGTCCATTGCCACTTCATTCCTCGCCAAACTCTCCACCGAGAAGCCCTCTCCGCCGGTGCCGGACGTGACCGCAGCCACGCGCATCAAGCGCGCCTGCGATGTGGTCAGCCAGTGGCAGACCCTGTTCAACGAAGACTACATTGCCAGTCGCGACCGCGCCGTGGTGCAGTCGATGGCCGACCGCAATGCTCCGTACAGCGACTCGACGCTGCGCAGCCTTGGCATCACCGGCATCACCAATGTCAACTGGGGCGACCTCGGCATCGCCCAGCAGGAGGCTGAGAAGCCTTACAACTCAATCCTCAACTCGATGTCGAACTTCGGCATTGTCCCCTTCAAGGCCAGTGTGAAGCAGTCCGGCAGCTTCACTGACGCCGAGATCGGCGAGAAGGAAACCACCGTCGCCGAGGAACTGCATTGGATGATCACCCGCTGGCGCGACTTCCGTTTCCGCTGGAAGATGCTGTCGCATTTCTACATCATGTGGGGAGTTGGCTTCACCTACCGCGACGATGACCTCGACTGGCGCTGGAGAGTATCCTCCCTGCAAGACGTGAAGATTCCTCGCGGCACGCAGGCCAGTGTCAACGAAGTGGACCGCATTTTCCTCAAGGCGGACATGACGCCGTCCGACCTGTTCAGAAAGATTCAAGACCCCGAGATGGGCAGGCTGGCCGGATGGAACGCAGACGCCATCAACAAGTCCTGCGTCAACGCCCAGCCCAAGCCACTCAACACCCAGTCGCCGGAGGAAATGCAAGCGATGTGGAAGGACAACTCGGTGTTCAGCGGCAACACCAACATCGTGATTCAGGTGGTGCATGGCTTCGTCAAAGAAGTGGATGGCACCGTTAGCCACTATATCGCCGACTACTCACTCAACTCGGAGGATGCCGGGTTCCTCTACGAGAAAAAGGGCAAATACGCCAGCATGTCGGAGTTCATCAACGCCTACCTCTTCGGTGTTGGCACCAACGGAGACTTTCACTCGATTCGCGGCAACGCCTTCAATCTGTTCCCCTCGGCATCCGCGCTGAACAAACTGCGCTGCAAGTTGGTGGACAAGGCCAACGATGAGGCCAACACCTTCCTCTCCACCGACAACGAAGATGCCACCATCGACAACATGATGGTTCCGCGTGGCCCCTACTTCCAGCTCTCCACCGGTGTCAGCTTTGTCGAACGCTCAACGCCTGCGGTTGCAGGCAACTTGGTTCCCGCCATTGAGGCGATGGCCGAGGTGTTTGGCAAGCAGTCCTCTGGCATGGCTCCGCGCACCACGTCGCAGGGCGAGCGAGGGCAGAAGACGAAGTACGAGCTTCAGCGCAAGGACGAGATGGACTCGACCCTCACCAGCGACTCCATGGACATGTTCATCGAGGCATGGCATTGGGACTACCGCGAGATCGTGAAGCGCGTCATCAATCCTGATCTTCAGCCCGAGCACCCAGGTGGTGCCGAGGCATACGATTTCCGCCGCCGCTGCGAAGAACGAGGCATCCCCTATGAACTGCTCCAGCAGCTCGACTTCGACAGCATCCAGATCAACACCGGCATTGGACGTGGTTCCTCCGCCGAGCGCCGGTCAGTGCTGGCTAATCTCAACGACCGCTACTATGGCCGTCTCGATCCTGAAGGTCAGAACATTCTCACCCGCGACTCCATTGCCTCAGAGACCGATTACCGCTATGCCCTGACGTTGGTGCCTCGGCAAGCAGGTCAGCGTCCGCCGGTGGACAAGCAGATCGCTAATACCGAGAACCAGGTGCTCAAGATGGGCGGGGACGCGGTGGTGGTGCAGAACCAGAACCACATCGTTCACGTCGGCACCCACCTCGAACTGCTGCAAGCCTTCAATGATGCGCTATCCATGGTGCAGATTGAACTGAAAGACGCCATCCCAGTGATGCAGAAAGCCTCGGAGCACGCCGGAGAACACATGCAGTTCATCGACCCTGAGAGCGAACCCTATCGTCAGTTCAAGCAAGGGCTGCAACAGCTCAACGAGGTCATCACCAACGGCGCGAAACACTTGGAGGCCGACCAGCGGAAAGAAGCACTCGCCAAGGGCGAAGCCGCGCCCGACACCAGCGACACTCCACCAGGCGTCTATGGTCAGGCGGTGGACGCTCGTGCCCGACTGGCGATGCAGGCACGCGAGCATCAGACCAGTGAGGAGATCAAGAAGCGCGAGGCTGACCAGAAGCTGCTCATCAACGACGTCTTCGCCCAGCAGAAACTCCAGCACGAAGCTGCCAAGTTCCAACTTCAAGCTGCCCAGCAACAGCAGAAAGCATCCCAGCCTAAAGCCACGCCATGAATGAAGCCCTTCTAAGCAGCCCCGAGATCAACGAGTTCTGGACCTCCGTGCCACTCCAGGTCGCCCTCAAAGAGGAATTGCAACAGCCTGGGATCAAGGCCGCGCTGGCTGCCATCGCCAGCACCGTGTTGCCGCGCAACATCCCACCGTCCATTCCAGGCAACCACCCCGACACCGCCATCGCCCACCAGTTCTACCGCATGTTCGGAGTGCAGCAGGTTCTTTCCACCCTCGAAGCCATGGCGCTGCCTAAAGGCAGACATCGGCTCAGCAATGGGGCACAACCTCTCACGGAGTTTGAGGGCAGCTTGCCCGCCGAGTACGCTGATCCGCGTCCGCCGGACCAGCGGGAGAAGTAGAGCCTGAAAATTTATGCCAGACCCCCTCGCACCCACTGAAACCCCGCCGTCTGTCGAACTCGACACCGACGGACTCTCCGCCGCACTCGCGGCCAGCACTCCCCAGATTGGCACTCCTCCAGGAGTTGCCACCCCGGATGTCACACCCGCCGAAGTATCACCTGCCGTTGAGGAGCAGCCGAAGGCGGTCAAGACCACCAGCGAAAAGAAACGCGGCTTGGACGCTCTTGCCGGGGAGAAGAAGGAAGAGCCGAAGCCTGAAGACAAGAAGCCCGAGGAGACCATCGCCGAACCGGAGGTGGATACTTCCAAGTGGGGTCGGTCGCAGCAGGAGGCATTTGCCTCAATGCGTCAGGCCAAGAAACGCATGGAGGAGCAGGCCAAAACGGCTCAGATGAAGGCCGAGCGGCTGGAGAAAGAACTGCAAGCCGCCAAGGCTAACCCAAAGGATCGCCCGGAGACAGAGGCAGAACTTCAACGGTTGAGGAACTGGGAGAAAGCCTTGGAGGTGGAGAAGTCCGACGAGTGGAAAACTGCTATCGACGCACCAGTCCGTCGCTCCTTGGCTACCCTCGGCAAGATTGCCGAGCGGGCCAAAATTGACCCCGCCAAGTTGGAAGCAGCCACCGACATCGAAGACGAGTTTGACCGGCTCGACGCCATCACGGAACTGTTCGACGCCGCCGAAGTGCCGGTGTCCGCACACCTCGTCAACACCGCCATTCAGGAAGCCAACAACCTGCATCCCATCTACGCCAAGGCGGCAGAGTTGAAGCGGAATGCGCAGGAGACGCTGTCCAGCCTGAACCATCAGACCGAGCAACAGAAAGCCGCTGCCGCCAGAGCCGCCGACGCGGAGTACTCCAAGCACCATGAGCACATCTACGGTCAACTGGCCGAGAAGATGCCCTCAATCTTTGGAGATACCGAGTTCGCTGCCGAGGTGAAGGCGGTGCGCCCTGGCACCGATCCCGCCGACCGAGCCTATGAGGCGCAGGCGGCAGCCATCCTGCCAAAAGTGTGGGAGAGGTGTCTGGCCGCTGAAGCGAAAGCTGACCGCGAGATGAAAGCGAAGCTGGCTCTGCTCGGCACTCGCGCCACCGTGACACCAACCGCCACTCCCCTAGCCAAGCCTCTCGGTGCCGACGACACCGAGCTGGATGAAGATTCTCTGGCCGACGCACTGAGGACGATCAAGAGCAGGTAGCTGCAACCCCCGCCACTCTCTCCCGAATCGCTGGTCGCCTCACGAGCACCAGCGATTTTTTTTGTTTGACAGGATGTAGCAATTATATACCCTACCCTTAATCGAAGTGTAAAAGCGTCCGCCCTTCACGGACATCAGGTTAGATTTGGAGCGTAATTCACGCCAGGCCACCTCCCCTGACAACAAGCAACTCGCCTTGCTTTGCGTCATCGGGGCTTCGCCACGGTCGTTGAGCAGGCATACCACCACTCAACTTCCTACCAATATGGCTGCTCCAGCTCTCGACAAATACTTCGCTTCCGACGCCTCTCGCATCGAGGGGAAAATCGACAAAATCATGCGCGTGGAGGGGCGTATCTCCGCCCTCCTCAAGAAGGATGTCCTGCCCGACGGCATGGGCTTCAACTTCAGCACCGTCATCACCAAGCGTTCCACCGGCACCGGCGGCGGTTGGGTGGCAGTGTCCACTCCCGACGGCAGTGGCAACAACTGCGTGCCGACTCCCACCATCGTTGCTCCAGCGCGAACCCAGATCAGCTACTCGGCAGTGCAGACTGTCCAGTTCTCGGAAGACATCTGCTTCCGCGATCTGGCCGCAGCCTACGACGCGAAAGACCAGCTTGCCACCGACCGTGACAACTTCATCGCCAACGTCGTCGATCTCTGGGACATCCAGGACAAGGCGCAGTTCACCTACTGGGCCGGTCACAAGATCGTCTTCAACTCCTCCCTCACCGAGACGACCAACGGCACCACAATGCCTGCCGTCGCGGCGACCAGCACGATCAATCAAGGTCTGCTCGACGCGCTCTACAACCGCGCCACTCAAGACGGGGCTGGTCGTGAGTCTGCCTACGCCAAGCGTCAGGGCGCACCGATCCTGCCGCTGATCCTCTCCCAGGAAGCGCATCGCACCCTCATCAAGGGCGACGACTCCATCCGCAATGACTTCCGCTGGGCTGACTCCGGCAAGGGTGACGGCGCTGTCCTGCTGCAAAGCTGGGGCATCGACCGTGAATATGGCGGCTACCACCACATCATCGACCAGCGCATGCCGCGCTGGGATTTGGTGGATGGTGCGTGGGTCAGCCGTCCGTTCTACGCCAGCGCCGCCACCACCATCGGCAATGCGGCAGACGTGAGCGCGGCCTACACGGCAGCCACCTATGAGGACGCCTACATCTTCAGCCCCGACGTGATGACTCGTCAGGTGCCGAAGCCCGCGACCTCATTCGGCTCGGGTTCCAGCGCCAAAGCCATCAGCTTCAACGGTGAAGTGGTCTGGCTCAACATCCCCAACAAGGACACCAACCCGTTCAGCGATACCGGCTTCTTCGCCGCCCGCCTCTACGCCGCCTACAAGCCCCGCAAGGTGCAGTATGGCTACGTCGTGCGCTTCCTGCGCTGCCCGAACGTGTCCGGCACCGTCTGCCCCGCCTACTAAGCGACAGGCCGACGACGGCAACTCTGAGGCGGGGACTTGTAAATCGCAGGTTCCCGCCTTTCTTTTAGCCCTCAACTTTTTTACACCATGATCCTCCCTCTCCCCACCGGCTTCGATGCTTCTCAATATGCGGAGGGTGAATCCTTCGACGTTAATATCACCGTCCATCTGACTCCCGAAGGGCTGGAAGTGGAAGCCATCGACGGCGTGCCAACTGAAACCACCGAGGCTCCCGCAGAGGAGGAGGTCGAAATGGACGAAGCCGCTCTCAACGAGGCCATGGGCCGGGGAGGGATGGCATGACCGTCACCAACATCACCGGTACGTCTGAAGACACCGCCGCACTCGCAGTCATCGGAGCCACGGCCTTCGCTGACACCGAGGTCGGCCTGCTGCAACAACTCCTCGTCGCCGTCGCCAACGCACCATGAGTGTATCCACCATCTACGGACCAACCGAAGCCGCCGCCGCTCGCGCATTGATTGGCGGCGACGTTATCGCCGACAACCGCAACGAACTGCTCAAGCAGATCGTCGTTGCCGTTGCCAACCAGACGGGAGGCGGGGGCGGGGCATCCACCTTCGCCGCTCTCACGGACAAGGCTACCGCCGACATCCCTGCGATCAATGCTCCGCTGGCGACGGCTCTTGGCCTGCGCCTGCTGGCAAGTTCAAACCTTTCTGACCTCGCCAGCGCCAGCACTGCCAGGACGAACCTCGGCGTGACGGCCACTGGAGCAGACACTGCCTACGCTTTCAGAGCCAACAACCTCTCTGACCTCGCCAGCGTCAGCACAGCCAGGTCGAACCTCGGTCTCGGCACACTCGCCACTCAAGCCGCCTCCGCAGTCGCAATCACAGGCGGCACGGCGACGGGGTTGACTGGCCTCGGCCTGCGCAACGCTGGCACAGGCGCGTTCGACCTCACGCTGGCGCACAATGGCACGCTGACGGCGGGGAAGTCACTCACCCTCAACGTCAATGATGCAAGCCGGTCTGTCTCACTCAGCGGCAACCTCAGCTTCGTGAATGACTTCACCTGCGCGGGCAACTTTGCCACGACGCTGACGGCCACGGCGACCACCAACGCGACGTTGCCAGCCGGGACGCAGAAGCTGGCGGCGCTCGGGCTGGCGCAGACGTTCACGGCGGAGCAGACGCTCGCTCCCTCTGGCGGCACGGCGGCGAACGCGCTCACGGCCAATGGCCGATGTGTCATCGCATCTGATGGCAGCGGATTCGACCTGCGGTTTGGCTCAAGCGGGATGTATTTGAGCAACATTTCAAACAATCGAATTTCCACCTATTCTGCGGCAGGGGTGAATGGTGTCATCATTTGGTCTGGTGGCGATGTCACACTGGTTCAGAACGCTGCCGCGCTTTCGTTCCGCAATGGCGGCACTCAATTATATTCCGATGCCAACAACAGCATCTCTCAGCGCAACTCCACCAACGCGCAGACGCAACTGACCTATGGCACCTACACCGACGCGAGCAATTATGTGCGCGCATCGTTGGCTGCCACCAGCACGGCAGTCACGTTGGCGGCAGAGACGCTTGGCACTGGTGCCGACAACATCCCCGTGAACATCACTACGGCAGGGACAGGACTAACGGACTTCACGAATCAGGCCGCAAGTGTTGACGCGGCGGTTGTGTCAACACACTCAGCCCGAATGAAATTCGGGGGAGTTGAATACAAGATCATGCTGGCCACCCCATAAGACTATGAACCTACCCATCGCTATCTCGACGCCTGTTGAACTCGCGGGCACTCAACTTTTGGCTTCCTTCGATTCTGTCGGCGGACGCATCCAAGGCGCACTCACCAGCGCCATTGCGGCGGCATCCGGCACCGCCGATTACACTGCGCAGGAATTTTGGAGCGCCCAGGGCACCAATGGTGCCGCCGTGCTCAATGTGTTCAGCACACTCGCCAAAGTCCTTGGCAGCGTATATCCCGAACTAATGGCGCCCGAGATTGCCAGTGCAGGCGATAACCTGATTGTTCACCCCGATGGCACAGTGACCATGAAAGCCTAACCTTTCCCATGCCTCACACCCTCAACCTCACCAACGGTGTGCGCCTCTTGGCACACAACCTCCTTCACGTCCCGGATTCCTTCAAGAGTCCGAGCGAGATTCTGCGGGCTGCCCACCTCATTGAGAAACTGGCTTGCCCCACGGTGACGAACGAAGAGGCCACCGCCGAGTGGCATGACGACGGTGTGGCCACGCTGGAAGTCACCGAACCGCAGCGCGACTTGCTCAAGGCCGTGGTCGAAAAGCACTTCGCGAAACTGCCACCCTCGAAGCACGTCGTCAGCCTGCTGACGCAACTCGGATTTGCCGAATGATCTGACCATGGTTGACGCCCCTCCAGCACCGACAGAGCACCTGACACGTCTCATCATGGGCGTGAGGGTGCCGTCGAATCTGACGGGGAGAATCTCGCTGAGACTCAAGGAGTCGGACCAGAAGCTCAAGGAATGCGCGGACGCGGTGGACTGCATTAACAACAAGTTGGCGGAGATCGCCCACATGGAGGAGGAACACATTGAATGAGCGACGAAACATTGCGGGGACTGAAGGCGGCCAATGCGGAGCTGCTGCGCGAAAAAGCCGAGGCGGTCAAGGCGTGGCACGAGGAGATTCGCCACACGCTCGCGCACCTCGGCATGGAGGTCGCGACAATCAAAGCTCACATCACCGCGACGTTGCAGCTTCAGGAGCGCATGGAAACTCTCGAAGTGCGGCTCAAGACACTCGAAGATTTCAAACTCAAGGCGGTCAGCATTCTCGCCGGGGCCATCATGGTGCTCGGCCTGTTCTGGAAGTTGATCGACAAATTCTGGCCGTGACCACCGCTGACCACCTCGCTATTGACGACGCCTTCGCCGCTGAACTTTTCGCCCTCGTAAAGTCACACTATGCTCGAACTACTCCAACGCATTGAACGCCGATTGCTCACGCAGCATTCTCCGCTGTTGGCCGATGCCTACGAGGCGCTGCGCAACGCGGATGCCGCTGGCATCCACTCGTGTCACGACCATTGCCAGCGCCGCACCTGCGTTCAGCGCCGCCGCATCGTGGAGCTTGAAACCGCCATCCGTGAGACGTTGGCACGCAACGCTCACCTCTCAGACGGCGACGACTGCACACTCAAGGAACTCAAGAGGGTTATCGCACCATGAGAACACTACGCACACCAGCCATTGAGCCGATCAAGGACGCCGACTTCGGGTTTGGCCTCTGGCCGTGGTCACGCGGCCCCATGTGGGAGCTGTTGGAGCCGTGGTCATTCACCGTGGACAACGGCGGCTTCACGGAGAGATATATCATCCCCGAAGGCTACCAGTTCGACAAGGCATCGGTGCCATCCTGCTTCTGGAGCTTCGGTTTCACTCCCGACGGCCTTTGCACCGTGCCTGCACTGGAGCATGACTTCCTCTGCGACATCTACTCCGGCGGCTCTGACTGGCTGCATACCAAGCTCGCTGCCGTCCCCATCGCGCCTCCCGCGCAGGTCATTCACCGCCATTTCTACGACGCGCTCGTACGCTGGGGCATGCGACCATCGAAGGCCCGTGTGATGTGGGAAGGCGTTCGCAACTTCGGCCCCGGCGGGCGCATGCGGCCCTCCTCGTGGTTCAAACGCAAAGCGCCCAAACTGCCATGACCGCATTCCTCACCACGCCTGAGATCGCTGGCACGCTGTTCGCAGCCGCCGCCATCGGAATTTTTGTCATCATCGCCCTCAAAAACCCATCGCCATGAACATCACCTCCGACCACTGGCTTGAAGGTGCCATTCGCCGTCCGCTCGTCGGCGGTTCAGCGATGCCGACGCGAAGATTCCTCGTGATTCATTTCACCTCGGGAGCTTCTGCCGAAAGCTCCATCAACTTCTGGCGCACGCCAGCGGCCAAAGGAGCCTCCGCTCACATCGTCATCGACCGTGACGGGACGATCTACCAATGTCGCCCGTTCAACACCACCTGTGGGCATGCGGGCAAGTCGTCGTGGAAGGGTTTCGACGGGCTGAACTCGTGCTCCATCGGCATCGAACTCGCCAATGCTGGCGATGACACCAAGCTGGCGAAACGGTGGTCGAAGCTGCCGCTCGTGAAGGCCAAGCATAAAAACGGCGGGACGGAGCAAGAGTGGGAGGCATACCCGTTGGCACAGGTCGCCGCCTGCGAGGCTGTCGCCAAGGCTCTCGTGGCACGCTACAATTTGGACGATGCCGTTGGTCATGAGGACATCGCCCCCGCGAGAAAAAATGATCCCGGTCCTGCATTTCCAATGGAGTCTTTGCGCGTAGCATGTGGCTTCACCACCAAACTTCCAACTCCCTAAACTGTCATGGCTAAAACCGTATATCTCATCCGCCTCGACGGCACGTTCGCCCGGATCACGGACATTGTGGCAGACCCAGAGTTGGTCAACATGACCGGCAAGGGAGAGCCGTATCGCGATACGTTCCAAAGCTCGGCCTCAGTAAGAGATCAAGTTGGCGGAGTTCACTCTTGGACGGGGCCAATGAATCTTTCTCAGCTAACTGGTGCCGCTGGAGTCATTACCCCGACTGGCACCGACTCTGATGATGTGTCACACGAACCTCCACGTCAGGCCGATCAGGTTTACACTTTCTGGAAGTTCACTTGGGCTACTGTCGCCGCCACCCCCCGGTTCACCTATGCCGAGTTCCGCCGTGGTGACATCATTGCCGACACTGCTCCCAACACCGATCCATCCTGATGTCCACGTTCAAGCCATCGAACCCGCCGAAGGCCAGAGCCACCACGTCCAAGCCGGATGAGGGCAAGTACTTCAGCTTGGTGCCGACGCCCAACCCGCGAGAGATGGCGGTGGTGGTGCGGGAATCTGCGGCCACGTTCAACCCGACGCAGGTGCCGGAGATTGGCACGGCGTACAAGGACAGCTCGTTCTTGTCGGTGAGGCCGCGCATTCAACTGCAAGGCTTCAAAGACTACGTGCTGCTGAACTTCGGCAAGGACGGTGACAATCTCTGGTTCAAATATGGCAAGAACAAGGTGCTCTCCGATGAAGCTACCCGGTTCCGCACGTTCTTCACCACGCAGCGTTTTACGTGGCCCGCCGTGCTGGAGGACTTGTATGTGGTGCAGACGCGAGAATTTGAGCAGGCCGTGTATAACGGCACTGACACACAGACGCAGCCCAGCTACTTCCCGAGGTACACTTTCCGGCCCGCCGCTTCGGTGAGCACGGTAGTCTTGGTAGAGCAGTTTCTGTCTCCGACGCCATGGACCAGAGCCGACATCACCCATCGCCAGCCGATCCCGACTGGGGTGCATGCGAGCTGGGTAGGTTTGGAGTTTGATTTTCAAGAGTGTCTGCATCCAGCCATCGTGATCCCGGAGAAGGTGCCGGGTGCCAGCGTTGTTTCCGGCGTGGGAGTGTTGGCGGCACCGTCGGCCCGCAACCTTCAGCGGAAGTACCTTCCTGAGACAAACTTCCTCGACTGGGCATCTTTCATCTATGACGACTCCGTGCAGCCCACCGACGGGTTTTGGCTGCGCGAACGTGCCACCTACTACCCGCCAGCCCGTCCACAGGAGGCAACAGTATGATCCGCACCACCGCTGGAGAATTTCAACCTGACAGTCTGTTCCAACGGAAGAGCACTCCGCAAGGATATGGCGGCATCGGCGTGGACTTCTCCCGCTCAGGCAACGGGATTCATGCGGTGCCGAAACCGGTGATCAAATCAACGCAGATCGGTTCGGGACCACGCGGCGGGCCGGGGCCAACGGGAAGTCAAGGGCCAACAGGAGCAGCTTCGACAGTTCCAGGCCCCACGGGAAGTCAAGGGCCAACAGGTGCAGCTTCGACAGTTCCAGGCCCCACGGGGCTTCAAGGGCCTCAAGGGCCTCAAGGGCCAACAGGTGCAGCTTCGACAGTTCCAGGCCCCACGGGGCCTCAAGGACCGCAAGGGCCTCAAGGGCCAACAGGTGCAGCTTCGACAGTTCCAGGCCCCACGGGGCCTCAAGGACCGCAAGGGCCAACAGGTGCAGCTTCGACAGTTCCAGGCCCCACGGGACCCACGGGGCCAAAAGGCAGCTTCGTAAAAACGGACTCCGGCATCTACGAGCTGGCGTGCGCCGAAGGAACCCGCCCGTATTTTTTCCACATCCGCCCTGTTTCTGAGGTCATACCAGAAGCATTCCTTGAAACTGTTACAGGCGATCTGATGCGTTTTCCCTCCCATGACGGAAAGCATGAGCTTTGCTTCGCCATCCGCAAAGAGTTTCCTGATTGGTTCATGCCGCGCTCCAACGAGAAGCAGCGGTTGCATTCAGTGCGGTGGTGGGGCAACGAGTACCTGCCTCCTGAACAGCGAGGACCATCCGCATGAGCACTTCCACTGGCGACAACGAAAAACCCTACTGCGTTGCGATTGTAGCAATGGGGCCGAGCCATGCTGAATATGTAGCTGAATGCCTTGCCAAGTCTTCGCGGTTTGCGGTTGCCGATGAAACGTGGGCCATCAACGCCATGGGAGGAGTCATCAACCATGACCGCCTCATCTGCATGGATGCGCTGCCCTATTTTGCCAAAGCCGCTCGATCTGAGAACCCGCCACTTGCTGGATATGGTGACTGGCTGCACCGTCACCGGGGACCAGTTTACACTCAACGAGAGTACGAAGGTTTTCCCGGCTCGGTTGAGTACCCGTTGAAAGAGGTGCTGCATGCTTGTGGCTACGCCTATTTCAACAACACCGTCGCCTACGCGGTGGGCCTCGCCCTTCTGATGCAGGTCAAACACCTGAAGCTCTACGGGTGTGACTTTACCGCAGGCCAACACGCCGATGGTCAGACCGGCAGGGCGTGCGTCGAGTATTGGTTGGCTAATTGCATCCACCGTGGCATGAAAGTCACCATTGCTTCCACATCCACCCTTTGTGATCAGAAGACCGGTCGAGTGCTTTATGGATACTCTTCTCCACCAAATAACGACGTGCCGGGTTGACCAGAGGTGCCAGCAGTGCTACACAAGCACATGAACCCAACAACAAACGACGTGAAACGCTTCAACTCCTACGCTGACAAAACCAATGTGCTCGGCTGCTGGCCTTGGCAGGGGGCAGTCAACTCATCGGGGTATGGCAAATTTTGGATGGGGGGCCAGACGGTGCCCGCACATCGAGTCTCGTTCATTTTGCATCAAGGTCCAATTCCTGATGGAAGCATCATAGTGCATTCTTGCGCAGACCGGACATGCGTTAATCCTGCACACCTTCAGGCGGGAACCCATCGGCAAAACATGCAAGACATGGTTCTCAAAGGCAACTCGTTGAAAGGAGAGAAAAACTTCTCCGCAAAACTAACTCAAGCGCAGGTGCAGAATATCATCCTCAGTCTCCAACAAAAAGTGCCTCATCGAGTTCTAGCTCGCACCTCTGGAGTATCCCGAAATACCATTCGAGGCATTGCCACCAAGAGGATTTGGACGCATGTGTGGAACCAGATGGCTGCTGTTTTGAAGGCCCCAAGTTCCGCTGAAACCCAGATTTGACTCCCGCCTGAAATCTCATACCCTCCACCGCTATGACCACCGAAGAAGCACGCGCAGCACGCACCGCACGCACAGCGCAGCAGCGCGGTGACGCGACAACCTTTCGCGGGTTCAGGAAGGACAACAACCCCGTCGATGAACAGGGCTATCGCGAAGACGGGCGGAAGCGGAGCAAAGGGTACTCACCTCCCCCGCCGTACAGCAACGTGGACTACTCGACCTACCTCAATCAAGGGTTGCGACACGAAGATGCGGTTCGGGCTGCGCAGAAGCTGCGCCGTGAGGGCAATAGGATCAGTCCTGACGGCAAGATCGTTCCCGACGACAATGTGTCTGACCGAGTAAAACGTCTGCGAGAAGAACACACCCGGCAAGCGAACGGCACCGCCCGAGAAGTGCGGCATTCCGTTAAAAAAGGCCCAACCGATCAGCAGCGTGGATGGGCGCAGAAGTTTCAGGAGGGCCAGCCCAAAGAGTCTCAACCAACCGTTCAGGACAAGGCGGGATTCAACCCCATGTCTCCCGGTGCTGATGAAGTGCCAGCAAGTTCTGCCGCCCCAAAACAGCCACCCAATTTCTCCCGCTCCGCTCTGGTTGAAGGAGCAAAGCGTTCCGGCGATTTTGACGGTGTCCGCAAGGACTACAACACCAAAGCTGCGGGAACCGGCATGCAGATGGATGGCAATGGCCTCATCAAGGAGAGGAGCAAAACCGCGTCCGGCCCTGATGGCACGTCTGACTATGCCCGCGACAAGTGGGGAGCTGCGGCGGAGGACATCCGTGCTCGCCGCGATTTCGCCTCGGGGCGCACCGTCACCACGTCTGGCACCACAGGCTTGTCTCCCGATCCGTCTGATCCTTTTCCAAATACGGGTGCGGCAAACTCCCCGCCTCCAACCCAAGCCGCCGATTTTCGTCGCACTATCGGCAGTAAATATGGCACCGGCAGCAACGTCAGTCGTCAACCCGGCGATCCCTCTGGCGGCACGATGCCTGACCCTCTCACCAACAAGCAGGTGCCAGTGCGCCAATGGGCGGCGGATCAAAGTGCAGTGCAAGCCACCAAGCAGGGGCCAGACACTGGGCGGGCAGGTGAGGACTTCTTCAAACCGGCGCAGGTTCGCCAGAGTGTGCAAGGTGGCACTTCAGGAGCCAAAGGCAGCACAGACACCGCCTCCACAACCCCCGGCCCTCCAGAGGTCAACGTCATCACCCCCAAGGATATTCCCGCTGACTCGCCTCTGGCTGCGTACGCAAACGCTCCAGCGGCAGCCGAAGAGGAGCGCCCCTTCAAGCCAGCGCAACTCCGCCGTAACCTGAAACGGAGGATGGTGGCGTGAACAGCCGCCTCACGCTGGCACAGGTGCGGGCTATCCTGTCACCGATGATCAACCCGGACGACCCGAACGACCCGTTGGTCCTGTCCATGATCAACGAGGTGTCGGAGAGGTACATCTACTCCGGCAAGTGGAAGGGCAGTGTCATCACGTTGCGGATCGCCTCCTCCACCGGTGTCATCACGCTGCCGTTCAACTATGCCGCCGTGCTGGCGATGACGTACAACAAGTGTCCCTTTCCCGTGTTCACCGAGTTCCATCAGTATGTGGAAGAAGGTCCAGGCAAGGTGGACGAGGCTTTGAACTGGCCGGGCATCCTGCTCGACCTCGGCGACGGCTTCTGCACGCAGACCGATCCCGCCGCTGCGAGCCTCATCCGCGTCTATTCGTCGGCGGCAGACAACGCTGACGTGGTACGTATCTACGGCAAGCTCAACGGCGCGATTGTCTATGACGCCTCGGGCAATGAGGGAGAGGCCGTCACACTCGCGGCCCCGTTCGTCACCACCACCAACCAGTTCGACGAGATCACCGGCTTCACCAAGCCCCTCACCTCTGCCCGCGTTTACCTCAAAGGTTGGGACGGTGCGACCGAGACGTTGTTGGCGACCTACCAGCCCAACGAGACGGTGCCAGTGTATCGCCGCTACCAAACCGGCGTCTGTGAGCAGGAGATTCGCATCATCTGTCAGCGCCGGTTCATCCCCGTGGTGGCTGAGACGGACTTCGTAATCCCCGGCAACATCTCCGCACTGCGGGCGGGCATCCAAGCGCGCCTGTTCGAGGACGCCACCGACCCTGATGCCGCCGATGCCTCGTTCACTCGCGGGTTGAATTTCCTCAATGACGAGGCCAAGGCGTCTCGCGGCGGCGGTCGTGCCACGCTCAATCTGAATCCCGCACCGTGGGCCATGTCCACGGCGCAAAACGCCACCTGACCATGCCCCGAGACGCTTTCGCACAACTTGGCATCTCTCGCCGACCAGCCTTCCAGTTGTTCGGCACGCCGGACGTGTCTGCTGGAGCGGCAGGCGGTTGGACCCCAGCCGCTATTCAGGCCGTGGCAGACGAACAGATGCTGGCAGAAGAGGCCCGGGCGGCAGAGGACGAGCGCATCGCCCGCGAAGATGCTCGGGCCGACGCCGCCCGCAAGCGCGATGCCGAGGCCAAGGCAGATCAGTTTCAACAGATGCCGGTGTCATCGCGGCAGCGTTTTCTCGAAGAGGAAGGGCCAGCCATGGTCGCTTCGCCGCGCTACAACGAGATGCTGCGGCACCAGGAGCAGTTCGAGCCGTCGTATGCGGATAAAACCCTGGCCAAGAGCCTTGCTTTGAAGATTGAAGACCCTGACGACAGAAACAATTTCCTCGCCGATGTGGCCGCAGGCAAAGGCACTTTCGCGGCTCTTGAGGGAGTGGACAGGGCCAGGTTTAACCGCGTCCAGGAGTCGCGGCTGGGGGAAGTTGGGTTCGGTCGTGAAGAACGGGAGGCTCTCCGAGCAAACGGTCGGTACGATGAAGCTCAGGTCAACTTCGAGATCGCCAAAAGAAAGCGGGAGAACGAGCATGGTAGAGACCCCGAAGCAATTCGTCTCCGCGAACTGTACAAAAACGCCGCCGAGATGGTGACACACAGCGCCAAGATGGACCTCATGGGCAAGGCAGACCCCGAACTGGTGAAGCGGATGACCGAGCACGGGAACGCGCTCGACAAATACCTGACCACCAAAGCAAAAGGGCAGCCGACCACCACGCCGGTTGGCACGGGCACGGTGCTGCGCCCTGTGGAGGCACCTGCTGCCTCGCCTCAAACCGTTCCCAGCACAACGACGCGTCCTTTCAAAGAAGTCATGGCGGGAGGTGCTACGCCGCTTGCTACGGTGGCGGCGCAACCTGCGGACATCCAAAAGCAGTTGGATGAGCACATGGATTCCCCCGAAGTGGATGACAAGTTCTTCTCCACGTTGATTGCCAACCCCAGCATCCCCATTGAAGCCAAGCAGAAGGCGCTGGAAAAGTTTCGCGCTTATGTGGCAAACCCGCCAGCCGATCCGGCGCTGGATGTGGCGGGCACGCTGGCACGTCGAGCCGACTTGAAAGACCTGCTGGTGAAAGCCGAGGAGGAAGTTAAATTCCACCCTGAGCGGGAGAAATTCAACCAAGCGTGGGATGCTTCCAAAACAGAGATTGACCGCATGGTGGATAATTTCGCTAAGCGGCTCAACCTTCCTAAAAGCAGCGTTCTAAAATCCTTGGCCAAGGGGGCCACGCTCGAAATCCCCGGACGCGGACCCGTGCCAATGGAAGACCTTTTGGTGGAAGAGATGGATGCCGCTGCCGGGAAACCACTCGCTCCTGAAGCAGCCGCAAGAGGTGGAAACAAACCCCATCCTTTTTGGGGGATGGAAGCCTCCGCTTTGCAACCATTCAAGAGTTCGCGGTTTGCTGGACGGCTGGGAACGAAGGTCGGGCTATGGCCCGTCATGCAAACTCAGAGGTCAGTCCTCGATGCTTACTTGAAGGATCAACAGCCCGCCGCTAAACCCGTGGCTGCATCACCACCGGTCAGAATCAAGTCCATAACCCCCATCAACTAAATGCCTGCCTACGTCGTAGAACTGGAGGGCGGAAAGAAGTTCCGTGTCGAGGCCGACTCGCCACCCACTGAGCAAGATATTCAGCAGTTCTTGGGAGAGGAATCGTCGGCCAAAGAGGAGCCTTTTCTCGACGTGTCTGACATTCTCAGCGCGGCAGGAGGGGCGGTCAAGGGTCTGCCCACCACCGTACCCCACGCTTTCAGGCAACTCTACTCCGGTCTTGATAACCCGTGGGAGCGCAGCACAGGGTATGAGGAGTCACAGAAAGCGAATGACACCTACGGGCAGGAACTGGAAGCCGCTAACCAAGCCGCCGTAGAGTCTGGCGACATCTCCACCATGTCGAGAGGCATGCGTCAGGCAGGACAGTCTCTCGGCTTCAGTGGTGGAGCCATGGCGGCAGGGCTGGTCGGCAGCACCCTTGGTGGTACAGCCTACGGTGCTGTGGGGCGCAGTCTGGGCGCAGTCGCTGGTCCTGGAGGAGCCATTGCTGGCGAGGCAATTGGCCGAGGTGCCGGTGCTTTGGCGGCAGGCTACGGCGCAGCCTACCGCATGGCCGGAGCGCAGTTCCTCGACGATGCCCGCAAGGAGGTGGACGCGAAGTTTTTGCAGGTCGCGGGCAGGTTGCCAAACGCGGAAGAACAGGCTGAAGCATATCGGGAACTCAAACCTTTGGCAGAGGCTTTCGGTCACGCTGAAGCCGGCCCCGAAGCTATTGGCAACCTCGCTATGGCTGGCGCTGGGAAGTACGTGTTTGGCTTGGGAAAGAAGACTATTGAGAAGCTGGCTGCGGGCGCACTCAAGAAAACTGGGGCTGTTGCAGGAGGACTTGCCACCGAGCTTGGTGGAGAAACCGCCACACAAGTCGAACAGAACCGCATCGAAGCGGACAAGCAGGCGCTACTTCAAGGTCAAGAGCCTGTTGCGCCGACACCTCGAACAGTGGAGGAGTATGCCCAAGCCTTCAAAGAGGTGGCCCCGGCCACGCTTGCCACGATGGGCTTGATGAGTTCGGTGCCAGCCGCCATGAAAGGGGCGAGCCTTCTTCGAGATGCGCTGTCAGGTGCTTACGACAAGGACAAGGCAGCACAAGAAGCTGAGTTCCCCGGTTCGTCGCCCTCCGCTCAAGGCATCTCCGATGACGAGAGCCGCGCCAACTTTGCGGCTGGAGGAAAGCCGGTCATTGACCCGACAACCGGCGACGTGAAGTACCTGCCGCCCGGCGTCACCCTCGAAGCTGCGGCAGCCCAGCGCGGGGACATGCGCAAGACCGCCGAAGCGGCAGCCAAGCGGGGTATCCCCGTCGAAGTGGATGGTCAGGTCATCGCCTACATCCCGCCCGACTCCGACCTCACGCCTGAGCAGGTGGCCGACTTTGCCGGTGAACCTGACACGCTCAAAGCGATGGCCCGCAAAGGCCAGATCACGCTGCCCGAGATCATCGCGCCTATCCCCGGCGTGCCTGAAGAGATTACGACGGCGATGAATGAGCAAGTTGCTGCTGCGGCAGCACTGGCCCCCGGCACAGTGGAGGCGTTGAAAGCGTCTGAGGCGGCAACACCCCCGCCAACCCGTCGCCAGCAAATCCAAGCGCGGTTGGCCGAGATCGAGAACCAATATGGTCCTCGCGAAGACGTGATTGTAGGTGCTGACGGAAACCCGACGCAGACCCGTCCTCGTCGCATCAACACCACCGAGGAAGATGCACTGTTGAAAGAGGTAGAAGGCATCAATGCTGCGGAGAACACCGCTCCGGTGCAATCTCCACGCGATCCAGCCAATGACGCCGAAGCTGCCAAGACTAAGGAGTTTACGCAGGCTGAAATTGATGCAAAAGAGAAGATTGGCGAAGGCTCTGAAAGTGAGGTGTATGCTGACGGAGACAAGGTGCTCAAAGTGTCTGAGTCATACAACCAAGCGGAAACGCTGGCCGAGCGTGTTGAGTATGCACTAAGGGCTGAGAAGCTGCTCGGTAATCTCAGTGGCTTGCAGTACGCAGGATTCCGGCGTGGCCGCAATGGTGTCCTCAATCCAGTCTTTTCGCAAAGGAGGATAGATGGTCCGAGCGCGAGCAGAGCACAGGTTCAAGAATTGTTCAGGGATCATGGCTGGACCGAGAATAGTGACGGCACTTTCTACATCGACACGGAGGCAGGCCGAGTCTCGACGCTCAGTGACCTCTATGATGGAGGCAACATCATTGTTGCAGAGGGCAAAGTCATTCCTCGCGATGTCGCCACGGTGGTAGAAGCCACCCCTACGCCACAAGTTTCCCCCGTTACCCCAGCAACAGAAACCCACGCCGACGCAGCTATCGTTGCTGCCACAGCCACAGAGGTGGCACCGACTGTAACGGATGAAATTCAACCTTCGGTCTTGACACCGGCTGCGGCAGAGTCAACCGCAGAAATTCAACCGGACGTGGAGACGTTCGAGCAAAAGGCGATCCCTAAACTCAGCAACCGCATTCAAGAGTTAGGTGGTTTGCTGACTGACTCGGAAGCATTTGGTGACAGCGAGTTTTACGACGGCACTTTCCCAATTCCTAGAACGGGTGGAGTGTTCGCTGCCAAAAGCACAAACAAATACCGAACCGACCCTGAGTACGCTCACAAGGTGGACTCCGCCATCAAAGACATCACTGACACGATGGTTCGCGCCAACAGGCAGCGAATGATTCTGACTGGGGTGCCGGGGTCAGGGAAATTCGACGTGAACTTCTCGGTCGAGAAAGCCCGTGCTACTTACGGGGTCAACGTGGTTCGCGCATGGAACAACGAGGCTCGGCAGAAGTATCCGTACACCAGCAGGCTCGGCAACGTATCAGTCCGCGAGTCGCTGCAAAACAGTCTCGACGCAGTGCTCGGTGCAATAGAAACCAAGCAGATCAAGCAGGGTGAAATCTCCATCGACACAGAGACGCACGACCGGAAAGGGTTCATCGTCGAAGACAATGGAGTAGGCATGTCCGACGTGGATATTGGGGAGAAGTTTCTCTCGCTGCACTCTACTGGCAAAGCAGTTCAAGGAAGATTCGGCGGGTTCGGGATTGCGAAAGCCGTCATCCTCGGACCAAGTGAAACTGCGACGTGGACGCTCCAAACTCGCGACAACGAGTTTGATCACGACGCCGCACAGGCGAACGAAGTGGTGCGCGGCGTCCCGTATCGCCAGGGCACCAAGATCGACGTGGTGACGCAGGATCGAATCATCGACGACGGTGCCAAGAAGTACGTAGAAACCACCGAGCTTCCGAAGAATGTCGTAGTGAAGTTCAATGGAGAAGCACCTGTGTATCCCTTCAAAGGGATGCGCAGTCCCATGAAGAAGACCGTCAAGGTCAATGACTCCACCTCGTACGACATCTCCTACTACCCGAAAGCCCCCGAAGGGTATGAGAATGTGAACGTCATTCGCTTGGTGGACCAGAAGACAGGTGCCAAGCTCACCCAGTCTCTATCCCCAGCAGGCAGCTACAACTTCAAAGGCGCATTTGTCATCGACATCACGACTACGGCGACCCCAGGATCGTCGGAGTATCCGCTTACCGACTCGCGGATGGAGATCAAGTATGGAGCACCTATGGAGGCCATTCGCGGCATCACGGAAAAAGTGGCCGTTGATCCTTATTCCACCAACCGTGGAGACGTTCCGAGTACGATGCGCAACACCTCGGACATGTCTGAGTGGAAGGACACTATTGCGGACGCCTACAACCCAGACGGAGGGTACCATAAACTTTTTGAAGTCATAAGCAACATCTGGGAGAAAACTGGGCAGTACTCAGGGTCTTCCAGCAAGCCCATCACACGCATTGAAGACCTGCGCATCAAAGTCGATACGGGGTACAAAGGGTATCGCGGGGGCACGACTTTCCACGCCAAACACCTCGCCGCCTACGAAGCTGTTTCTCGCCTGATGGCCCCTGATGCGGGTGCTCGCGTGACAGAGTTCTATGGGATGCTGTCTAAATCCGTAGATGGCAGCACTCGTGGGGCGGAACACGCTGCGGGCGGAGTGATGGGGTTTAACTTCCTCAACATCGACAAGACCGCGCTCAAGAGTCCTGTCAGCTACGCGCTATATCTGCGCGACTTGGTGGCGCATGAACTCACTCACGATTTCCACGACAGGCACAATGAGGAGTTCACCTCCAAGGAGATCGAAGTTCAACGGGCGACGGCGCATCTGTTCCCCGACATTCTCAAGATCGCCGAAGCCACCCTTGGTCAGGAATCTGGCCTTGGTGGTAAGACAAAAACAGTCACCAAGACGGTAGAGAAACGGGTGGAGGTTCCGGTCATCGTTGAAAAGGTGGTCGAAGTCGAAGCACCAAAAAGGGAAACAACACCGGAGGAGAAATATCTCCCTCCGCAACAACTGCAATTCATCTATGAAAACGCCGAGTTACCAACCACCAGTGAGGCCACGGACGACCTCTATTATCCAAGACAAGAAGTTGCTGGAAACCTCTGGAGCCAGCCAATCAGAACAAGTGGAAGCTCTGCTCGACTCAGCAGCGAGGCAAAAGACACTGGAATTGGGAGCCGGACTCAACAGTCGGATTCATCAGGCTTTCCTGTCTCTAAGTCGGGAAGTGTGGGAGCTGGCGCAGTCGATGCGGGCGAAGGGTTAGACTCCAGCACCGCTGCTGACCTGCGCGCTGCCTCGGTAAAGGTCACTTTCACCCACTCTACGAAGACTGAGCCGGGCAAAGGGCAGCAGTCTGGCTACTTCCCCGGCACCTATGCTTATGAGGACGGTACGCCAGAAGGGCTTCGCAGAACTTCTGAGGGGGAGAAGTTCACAGGGTCTCTCAGTGAGTCAGACATCTACACTGCTCAGGATGCAGAGCAGTTGAAGAAGGATGCCGCGAAAGCGGGGTTCGGGTACCACACTGGCAACGGTAACGCCGAGGTGAAGTATCTCCAATCTCTCGGATACAAAGCCATGCGTCGAGGCTCAACAGGCGGCACGGAGATCATCGTCTTTGATCACAACGACGCAGGATTTCAACGTGTCGCAGCGTCCCCCGCCATCAGCGCCGACCTGCGTGCCGCTGAGGCCACCAACACCGCCTACGCCAAGCACCTTGGCCTGCCGACCGCGCCCACGGTGGTCGAAGATGCAGGTGCAATGCTGAAGCAGGCGATGCAACGCGCCGCCGATTCTCCGGCGCTGAAGAACAGCCCGTTGCTGCGCATGATCGCCAAGATTCTGGCGCGGCTCGACTTCGCCGGGTTGTCCCTTGAAGTGGTTGCCGAAGGCAAGGGAGATTTCGCGGGCAGCTACAACAGCGCCACACAGCGCGTGATGCTTGACCTGCGTGCCGTCGCCCGTGACAACTTGACCCTGCCCGCGAACCTGATCCATGAGCTGCTGCATCACTTCACGATGGAGAAGATCGCCAACCCGCTGACAGCGGTGGAGCGTCGTGCGGTGGCGCAACTGGAGAAGATTCGTGCGGGCGTTGAGCAGTATCTCAAGCAGCAGGGACTCGCCGAAAAGTATGATTACGAGATCGGCTCCTTGCGTGAGTTCGTGACGCACCTCGGCACCCGTGAGGACTTCGTCGATCTGCTCAAGAACATCCCGGCCAACTTCGTGCCACGCGCCCCCGGCACCAAGTTCCGCTCGGTGCTCTCCGACATCTCCCGCTGGCTGGCGGAACTTCTGTCCAACCGGCAGGTCGAACGCGGCTCCGCGCTGGAGCAGGCTATGGAGGCCGCACTGGCGCTGGTCCAATCACCGCAGCACCAGTTTGGAGGCGACGGGGTAGCACGGTCGCCCACGACAGGCCGCAACGCCAAGCTCGTCGCGTCCCTTCCCTCTGAGGTAGTGGCAGCGGCGGAGCGCATCGTGAGCACGGGCACTATCTCGGATGAAGATGCCACCATCATCAAGCAGAGCGCCGTTGCCTCGCTCCTGGATGAGGCCGATGACGCTGCCACGGTGGACAATCTGCGCGACCTCCTGGGCGTGGCGGACAGCAACTACGACCAGCAGAACGCCCAAGGTGGTGCGGCGGTCAACCAAGCCTTCGCTCAGCGCGTGGCGCTGAAAGAGTTGTCCAAGCGCGTGCATCGCGAGAAAGCACTCTCAGCGGCAGACGAGCAGTGGATTCGCGAGAACGCGCCGATGTATCTCGGCAAGACTCGTGACGCGACCCTGCGCAATGTCTCCCGTTTCTACGTCAACACTTTGACTTCTGAGAGCGACCACATCGCACACACGATGGCCGGTGAGAAGGCCGAAGTGCCGCAGTTCATGCGCGATTCGCTGGAGACGGCGAAGGCGATGGCCGCAGCAGGCAAAACCAGCGAAGAGATTCGCGCCGTCACCGGCTGGTTTCCCGGCAAGTATGACGGGAAGATGCGTTGGGAGGTGCCTGACGAGGGGGCAAAGTTGCATAAAGACTGGCAAAGCAAGGACACGGTTGGTGAAGCGATAGACCACCCTGACTTGTTCAGAGCGTACCCAGAAGCCAGAGACATATATCTCAAGGAGTTGCTGCATCCGGGTATGGAAGCCGCATCGTACCAGGATGGTGTCATCCGTTTCAGAAAGTCTGCGAACCTGTCCATCCTGCTTCACGAAGTTCAGCACTGGATTCAGGAGCAGGAAGGCTTTGCAAAAGGGGGCGATTTTCGGATGGCTTTTGCTGACCCGAGAATGGGTGTCGGCTCAAAAGAGGGCATCCGTGGTGCCACCCGAATCTTGAAGCGTATTTTGGCGAACATGCGAAAGCCCCTGTCCATGGAGGAGTTCGCCAAGAGCGCGTGGCAGTCGGATGTCGTGACTCCCGAAATTGAGGAGTCCTACAAGGAATATCTGGAGACAAAAAAGAAAGCGGGCACCGACTACAATCTGGAGAGGCTGGCGCAAGAGACTGCCGCTAAAGAGTGGTATCGAAATCTCGCTGGCGAGATCGAAGCCCGCGATGTCCAAGCCCGGCAGAACTTCACCCCCGAGCAGCGCAAAGCCATCGCCCCCTACTCCAGCGAGAACATCGCCAAGGAAGACGCCATCGTCATGTTCGGCAGCAACGGGCCGCAGGAGTCCCGAGGATACCGCTCCCCCGCCGACCTGCTGGCTGAGACAGCGGGCAAGCTCAAAGGGGAGGCCGCTGCCAAGCCCGGTGGACTCAGCAGCATGTTCAACCCGAAGCCGGGCAGACCGGCCACCGGTGAGCGCACGCTCTTTGAGACGCCGAAGGCTGCCGATCCAGTTTCTTCCCGCGTCAGCAACAAAACTGCGAGCGAAACGACCGAAAGTAATGAGAATCCGTCGCAGGTAACAAATATCGCCAACGCTGTTGATGCGGCAACCAATGCCGTCAAGACGGCGACTTCTATCGCAGAGGCTTCACCAACTCTTGAGACTTTGACAGTCGATGAATTGAAGCAGGTGGCGAGGAACACCGGCTATCCGGCTACCGGAAGCAAGAAGGAACTGGTGCAGCGGCTGCTCAGTGCCGTGAACTACCGGGCCTCTGCCGTGGCTATCCGAGGCGATGCGGTTGTGCCGAATGTTCCCGTGGCGCAGCGCACGCCAGAACAGCAGGCGCGGTTTGATGAGGAGATGCGCCAAGCGGAAGCTGCCGCACCAAAGGCACTAAAGGTCCGCAAACCCGACAGATCACAAGAGGCGTTCAACCGCAACATGGGAGCGATCAGGTCCAGCCCCCTCGACCTCGCCGCCGCCTACCAGTCCGCCGCGCAAGGCAGCAGCACTTCAATGCTGCCGCTGGATGCCGTGTTTGCCGCAGCGCAGGCGGTGAACCCGTCACTCACCGAGGCCGCGTTCATCGACAGCGTGAAGCAGGCGTACGACGCGGGCACCGTGCTGCTGGAAGGCGCGGGCAGCCAGCGGGAGGCCGACAACGCAGGCATGACCATCCCCGGCATGCCCGTGGGCACGGTGGTACGGATGATGGTGCCAGAATCAACCAGTCCAACTTATGCAGCACCCATCAACCCAGCACAATCCGATGAACACCGAGGAGGAACCTCTGACCCAGCGACAGGAGGCAGCCAAGATAATGCACCGGTTTCACCGGAGCTTGACGCCCGCAGAAAAGAAGCAATTTCCGCAGCAGTGGCTGAACACGACTGGGGAAACTACACGCGAGAGCAGAAGGTGGCGGCGGCAGAATCTTTCCTCACGAAGTGGGTATCTCCCGTTCGTGCATTGGAGTTCCCCGCTGATGTTGGAATCCGTGTCTCGGTTGGAGATGGCAGTGGAGCGAATGTCACGGTCCATGAGGTTCCTTCGCAACCAGTGGGTGTCGTCGTCAACGTAGGGCAGAGCCGAGTTATCGACAAATACGCAAACCTCGCCCCTGAGCAAGTGTTCGCTCACTTGTATGACTCCGCTCAGGAGGAGATAATTCATGTGGCCCACTACCTCGGCATCTACCGCCAGTGGCAGGCTACACGAGTCAAAGGAGACACCACCAAATTCCTGCCGTATCTCAAGCGCAAGCTCAAGGAGACCTTTGATCAGATGAACCAGGCTCGCTTGGACCTGCAACAGACCAACCCTGCTGCCGCCCAGAAGATCAAAGATGCCATGCTGGCGTCGTGGAACCTCTACCATCGTGACGACCCTGTTACCGGCATTGCCGGTTTGTGGAACCGGCTGGAAGGCAAGCCAGAGGCGCAGATGGATTTCACGTCAGAGATGGTTCGCATGCTCACCCAGCTTAAACGCCAAGACTTCACTACCGAGACCGGCTGGCAGAAGTTCCGCAGCATGCTGGCGAAGTGGCTCACCGACGCCATCAACGCGCTGCGTGGTGCGCAGGACGTGTTCCGCTCAGGCATGGCCGGTGATCTGATCCAACGACAACTCGCTGACCTCGAAGCCGCGCTGGACGGCAGGCCGCTGCCACCGGGACCGGCGACGAAGCTGGCGCTGGACGTGCGCTTTGCTGAACTCACGGCGTCACTGCCAGAGGAGATGACCGCTGAGGACATTGCCACCTTCAAGGCTGAGCACCCGGCTGAATATGCCGAGCTTGAGGCGATGCGGGCGGAGGTGCTGAAGGCTGGTGGGTGGGACGTGGGGCCGGTTTACCACGGAACATACGGCGGCGTGGCTGCTTTTGATGATCCCGTTTTTAACACACAGCGGGCTGGTGGTGTGTGGTTTTCTACCAATCGGGAGTATGCAGATGGTTTTGCTAGGGGTAGATCAGACGCTTTTTATGTAAAAGCTGATAACATATTGGATGTTGATTTGGACGTTATCGAGAAGCCTTCCGAAGACGACGTAAATGGCGCGGTAAATTCTGGTTATGACGCGCTACGGTATGAGGGGCAAGAAGGAGACAGTGACGGAGGGCAGATATTTGTCTTCGACCCCAACCAAATCAAATCCGCCGACCCGCTCTCACCCGGCCCGAAAATCCCGCCGAGCCAGTGGGGCGACGACTCTTCACCGCTGATCACCCGTGCGGCACCGATGCGCGCTGACACGGCACGGCAGCGGGAGGCCGATAAAGTGTTCGGCGTGATGAAGGAAGACGACCGTTTCGAGGAAGGCGTGGACATGTACGACCGGCTCAAGGCCAAGCCGTCGCAGCCTTCCGCTGGCAACAGCACGCCACCACGGTTTACCAACGCCGCGCAGTTTGCCGCCGAGTTTGAAGCGGCGTTCCTGCGAGGTGACTTCGACTACTTCCTGGAAGCCCTCAAGCAATCCGACCGTCACATCTATGTGCCGGAGATGAAGAAGTACCTGCTGGCGACGAAGCTCGACCCGACGGACAAATACGCCGCCGACCGATTGGACTGGTTCCGCAGCGCCATCGCAGGCACGGTGCCTGCCACGGCCAAGCCGCAGACCAAGACCAAGCCGCCTCCGCCTCCTGCCGGAGCCGCCGCGACACCGCCACCTCCTGCCGCGACACCGCCACCTCCTGCCGCGACACCGCCGCCCAAAGCAGGTGTCTCCAATCGCCCCATGCTGACTCTGAACCCTCCAGCGATGGGGCTGATTGCCCGGATGCTCGGCGCAGGCATTCGCATCAACGAGCTACTGCGTCGGGCACGCGGCACAGCCGTGGTCAATTTTGCCGACGGGTCCGAACTTCAACTCAGCGAACATCTGTTCAAAGACCCGGTGCAAGCGGCCAAGACTTTGGCGCACGAGATCGGTCATCTGTTTGATGCCATGCCTGCCAGCGGCATCGGCCAAAAGCTGGCAGGCAGAATTGCCCCGCTCGGAGACTTCCGCAAAGTATTCGGTGACGACCTTGCCGACTGGTCCATGGAAGGTGGCAAAAAGATGAAGCTCTCCAAGATCAACAGCCTGATCCTCGCCGAACTGGTGGCGCTGTCGAAGAAGTGGAGAGGCGACTTCACCTACAAGCCCGGCACCTATCGCAGCAAAGGCAGCGAACTGTACGCCGACTTCATCTCCGCCATCCTCAATGACCCTCAGTGGGCGGCGAAGAATGCGCCGTATTCTACGTTGGGTTTCCTCAATGCGTTGGAAGACCAGCAGAAGCCGGAAGTTGATGAAGCCTACCGGCTGGTCGTCAGCCTCGTCCAAGGCGGCTCGCTCTACAAGGCACTGGCAGAGGCCGACGAGACCAAGTCCACGACCGCACTGGAACGGCTGATCGCGAAGTCCAGCGCCCTGATGCGGGCGAAGAAGACTCTCAACGACGCCACCCGTGGCCTGTACCGCTCCATGTTCGGCAAGTGGTTGCCCACCGCCATCCGCGATGGCGGTATCTGGAAGTCCTACTGGAAGCGCATCAAGAGCGTCGGCACTTTGAAAGACTACAACTGGGCGCAGGAAGAGGCTTCGCAGTTCGCAGTGCGCCAGATCGCACGATTTGATGACGCCATGGCGAATGCCGTTGGTGTCCCGATGAAGCTGGCTGGCATCAGCCCGGAGTATCTGCAACGGCTGCAAACCAACAACCGCATCATCCATGAACGCCGCCGCGTGGGCGTGCTGATCGAGCAAGACCCGGCGAAAGCGCGGGAGCTTTTGAAGTGGATGATTGACGCTGGTTTGCTGGGCCAGGACGTGCAGGATGAAGTGGACGGCGCCGCCGACGCCGATCTCTATGCCATGACCGCCAAGGTGATTTACAAGCTGCACGAAAATGGTGAGAGTTTCGAGCGGGCGCTGAAAGCCGCACGGCGCAAGGACGCCCCTGCCGATGCCGAGAAAGCCTTGTATGCCTTCGATGTGTCCGGCTTCATGCTCAATCCCAATGTGCATACCATGGAGACTGCCGAGGCCGACAACGCCGACCTCAAGCAGACGCTCGGGCCGAACCTGTTTGGCGAGCTGGAGCGCATCAACGAGGGCTACCACGATCTCATCAAGCGCACCATGATCGAGGCCAACAACCTCGGCCTGTTCCGCCCGAGCACCTGGGAAGACGTGATCGTGCCGAACTTCGGCGTGTACGTGCCGTTCATGCCGATCAAGTACTTCACCGGACGTGTGGGAGGCGGCATCGGCCCGGCGCGTGTTGGCACCGCGCACGACCTGATAGCCCCACATGTGGTGGGCACCCTCAAGATGCACGCGCTGATCCACCGCATGCAGCGGCAGAAGCAGGCGCACATCCTACTGGACTTCTTCAACACCAACGGCTTCAGCAACGACCTGGAGCCGGTGGAGGACGAGAACTTTGACCAAGCCAAGGCGGACGAACTCACCCGGCACTCGAAGCACACCATCTCCTACCTTCCCTACTGGGACAACGGTGAGTACAAGTGGGTGAAAATCAATGGCACGGATGCCGTGCCGCTGGTGCAAAACTCCGACCCTGACGATCTCGCTGCACTCTACAAGGTGATGCGCTCCAACACCAACTTGTGGCGGTTGAACTTCACCATCTTCTCCATCGGCTTCAACATCAACAACGCCCTGCGCAACATCGCGTCCCCGGCTGCCGACATCGGCCCCAAAGCGGGGTATCGAGCCGCCAAGCAGCTTCTCTCCGCCTTCCCACACATGGCGAAGTGGGTGTGGGCAAAGGTGCGAGGCAAAGACCCAGCCTCCCTGGTGGCCGCGTCCATCGCGGTGGAGCACGCCCGTCACAGACCTGGCATGGTGGCGTCGAAAGAACTGCAAGAGTTCTACGACCGCAACATCCTCCAGCCGATGCCGGATGTCGCCTCCCTGCGCATGACCGAGGAGGAGCTTGCTCGCAGTGTGATGGGAGCCATGTCCGCGCCGGAGTTCCTGCTGCAAGGAGTCCACAAGCCTGCCAAGGACGCCAACTGGTACGACAACACCATCAAACGACAGGTGCATGCCGCCGTGGACTTCCTGAGCTTCATTGGCTCGGTGTCCGAGGCGGCACCCAAGATCGCTGCATACCAGACGCTGAAGGAGAAGAAAGACTCCACAGGCGCGGCGAAGTTCACCGACGCGGAAGCAACTTATCTTGCCACGCTTGAGGGCATCCCGCGCCCCAGTGTGGCCGGTGCCCACAACGCCACGTTGGAGATGGTGCTGATGTTCTTCCGTGTGGCCGTGCAATCGTGGCGTAAGCATCTCGTCATGGCAACGCAGCCCAAGACGCGGGCCGGATTCCTGATGCGCCACATGCTGTTTGAAGGAGCGAAGTTCGGCCTACAAGCCATGGCTGCCAACGGTGCCATTGACTACCTCATCGCCATGGCAGCAGCGGCGGGGGACGATGATGACGACCCGGAGAAGCACAAGCAGGTGGACTGGGCGGAAGCCATGGGCCGACAATCCAGTTACAAGCTCAGCCGTGGCGGCATCGGCCCGCTGATCTGCTGGGTGCTTCCTGATGGCAGCATCGAGCCGCCCTGGGGGCACAAGACCATTCCCGCCGACTGGACTCCCATCATGCCTCGTCTGCCCGGCACGGAACTTAGCCGTGAGGCCGACCCGTTGGCCTACTACGTCACGTCCAAGACGCTGGCTCCGTCCATCGCCCCGGTGAATGAGGACATGTTCTGGAACGACTTCATGCGGACCATCGTTCCGGCACTCAACCCTTCGTTCGACGTGGTCTCCGACGCCATGAGTGTGGTGGGACCAACGCCGCCCCGCGACAGTTACCGGGGACGCGACAAGGTCGAACAGCGCATCTGGGATGAGGGCTACGTTGCCCGCCTGATTGGGTTGGGAGAGCATCACCTGAAATCATCTTTCGGCATCGGCTCAAACTCGTACGATACCCAACTGCCGGGCGCGTGGAACGTGCTCAAGCAGCCCGGCTTCAAATCGTTGATCACCAGCGACAACATGGTGGGAGTGCGTGAGGAGCAGAGGGCGCGTCGCGAAAACGACCTCACCAGCTCGTTCGCGCAGAACATGGTGGGTGAAAAGTTCGGCGTCATCAAGAACACCTTCAACCGCCTCAAGGCCAAGGAAACGCCGAAGACACCACAAGAGGAAGCAATCTACAAGACTCTGGGGCCGATCATGTCGCGGGCTTTCTACGGCACCGAGAAGCGCGACGGGCTTTACGACGTTCTGCAAAGGTATGCCCGCATGAGAGCGAAGGGTTTGCAGGACACGTCGGGCGGCAAGGTCTTGAAGGCCGAAGCCGAGCAGGCCGTGCTGGATTTGGAGACCATTGCCACGGAGCTTCAACCAACCTTGGAATACCTCCGCACTCACACCCTGCCATGAAACGCCCCGCCAACGAAGCCATCGTCCCGTCCGGCGGTCGCTGGAAATACCTCGACCCGCTTACCGGTGTGCCGTTCTCCACCGACAACCTGACCGTGCTGTTGCAGGAGGTGCGGGGCCAGCGCAAAGCCAATGGCATTGAGATCGAGAGCGGCTGGGAGATCGCAGTGCTGGATGAACTCTGTGAACAGAACTCCAATGTCGAGTGCCACGATGTGGAGAACCCGGAGATTCCCATGACCGGGGACGACGTGAAACGGTTCCTGCTCACGCTCAAAGAGCAGCTCGGCAAAGAACTCGTGAGCGAGGAAGAGCATCGCCGCCGTGCGGACATCTGTCTCACCTGCCCCAAGTTGGGCTACGTCTCCTGCACCTTCCCGTGTGGCTGGGTCGCCGGTATGCTCACTGAGTTGCTAGGAGGTAGGCGGATTCACCGGCCAGCGGAGTTCTACAAGCGCGGCTGCAAAGCGTGTGGGTGCGACGTGACGAGCAAGTCGTACTACCCTCTCGACGTGCTCAAGACTGTTGACGAGAAGCTGGGGAAGAACCCTGACTATTGGGAGCACTGTTGGATGCGGAACTAACGCCAAGGCCGGTAGGTGGTTTGGCAAGCAGCCAATAGGCAGCCAAAGACGACCCCGATACAGATGGCGATGACCATGTCCTCAGAGGTCAAAGTTTCTGGCACTGCCTCAGCAGCTTCGCCACCGTACTGATACCAAGAGAACGCGATATTCATGGTTTTGTCTGTTGAATGTTGGAAGGTTGAATTGAGCGGGCGGTGTGTATCACCGCTGTCAGCGTGACGTATCTGTTAGCTCTCGGGTTACAAGTCCGCGCCTTCAAACCGTCTCACGCCGCCGCTCAATTCAGCCCTTCCAATTGGAGCGAGGGGGGGGGATTTGCACCCTCGTCTCTGCCGCCGAGAGCAGCAGCTCTGGAACTACTCCAGTCACCCAAGCGGAATTAGTATGCAGAAACTTCGCGGTCTGTCAATCCTTTGTGATGTTGATCGTGCTCTGCACCCAGCCCGCCGTCGCCACGATGTAGCCGTTGGTGGCGAACGTGCCGACGAGGTCGGGGACGCCGACCTTCAGCTTGGCAGCCAGGTCGTTGATCCGCATCTTCTTGCCGTTGAGGGCTTTCTCAATGTCGGCACGGGTGATGGTCTTGGATTCCTTGACCTTGGTGACGGTATGCACGGGAGGCTTTGGTGCGACCACGGGGACGACCGTCTCCGGCTCGGGAGCCTGCGAGGGTTGCTTGTCCTCGCTGCCCCAGAAGCCGTCGTCCGCCACTCCAGCAGGGGAGGGGATGCCGGGAGCCTCACCAACACCTTTGTCGTAGATACCGGCAGGGGAGGGGATGCCGTCCGCTCCTTCGGGTCCAGGAGTATCGAAAGCTGGGTCAAAGAAGGTGGTCGCCTTCTTCAGAGCCGCGATCTTCCCTGCGCTTTGTGTAGGGTGACGCATCATCCCCAGCACGATCTTTGCCAGTGAGCCGTCCTTGCAGCCGTGAATCAGCAGCGCCTGCGCAGGCACCATTCCGCCACGCTTGCGCACAACTCTTTCGCCGTGATCCACTGACTGGCAGAGGAGTTCTCCCCCTTCCAGGTGATAGTTCTCCGTCGCCCACATGTCGGCGATGAGCGGGGTGTCGGACACGCCGATGTTCTTGATCGCCCAGCGCAGGTAGATGTCCCACGGGATGCGCGGGTTCATCCACGCCGGTTTGGCGAGGTCGGCGATGAGTGGCTTGATACGCTCGTCGCGTTCCATGTGAGCCGGATAGATGCCGCAGCCCATCATCATGGTGTCACCACCCTTGAACATCAGTTTGCCGTTGTCCTCGAACGGCGTCAGCACGACGTTACCCATGAACGGGGTGCCGCGCATGCGGTAGTCATCGAGCAGTTTGTCGGCCCAGCGCGGCGATACGGGCAGCATGTCCGGTTCCATCAGCAGGAATGGCTCAGAGTTGCCCGTCAGGCCGAAGGCATCTACCACCGCAGCAAAGTGGTTGTTGCACGCCACCGGAGGACCGCCCTCGAAGTCGCGGTTGAGGGGATGCACCTGTGCGCCGAGGCGCTCCGCCGCTTCATAGGCGGCATCTTTGGCAGCAAGCGTGGGGAAGTAGATCACCTGATGCTCTTCCAAGCCGCCCATCTTGAGCAGGCAGTCAGCTTGGGCGGGGAGAAGGTGCTTGTCGTGGGCGGATACGGGGATGGCGATTTTCATGCTTGGAGGATGTATTGAGGGACTTGGACGTACTGGCCGTCTTTGAAGTTGTAGCGCGGTGAGAAGGAGTCCGTGAGCGTGTTCAGCGTTCGCGGCAGTTGGTGCAGGGCTTCGTGACTGCCCACTACGAAAGCATGTTCAGACATCGGTACGCCTCCGGGCAACGTCAGATCAATGTCGTAACGTAGCGGCTCTTGCGGATGGCGGAGAATCCTCACTGCGTAGCTTTGCTCCGAGGACAGGATGAAAATGTCCTCATAGGCCGCATTCACGTACTCCGGGTTGAGGACACACTGCGCAGCCTTGGGCATCAACGGACGCAAGCCGGTCAACTCGATGGCTGCGGCACACGCGGCTCCGGCGAGGAGTTTGAAGAGGGAGCGGCGGTTCATGGTCGGCTGTTCTCGATGGCTTGTTCAAACTTGAGGTATCTGGCCCGCTCGCCAGGGTCGGCGAAGAAGTCAGGACACCTTTCCACATTGGCAGAATATACACGGTCGCCTGCTTCTGCAATGGAGAGATTTTCCCTTTGTGCAACTTCCTTCACCAGCAATTCAAAGACCGGGCTGGGCAGGTACTCGGCGTAGCGCCAACCTCCTCCCGGTGGAGTGACGTGGGTTCGCCTCTCCGCTGGCGGACGCTTGCCGCGCAGCACGGTGCCGTCAGGCAATGTGACCACCCCGTCGGCGACGTAGGTGGCGTTGGGTCGCACATAGACGCAGTCGGGCAGCTCCAGGTTGGACTCTTGAATGCTGTGATGCTTCATGCCTTCTGCGAGAGCATAAGCGCACGACTGGTTGCCGATGAACAGGTCCGAGCCTTTGATCACCTGCGCCATCTCCAGCAGGTTGGCGGTGGGGTGGTGGCTGACATAGCCGTGGTTGTTGACGAACTCGCGCCATTCGTGCTCCAGCCCGATGAACAACAGTCGGCTGCCGTAGTGCGCTACGATCTCCGTCCACGGGAACCGGTCATTGCGGTAGCGGCTAGTGCGGTTGATCACCACTCGCCCGCGTGGCACGGCAGACGGCTCGACGCCGTGCAGCCACGGCTCTTTGGCAGTGAAGCCGCGACCGATGCCGTGCTTTTTGATCAGGTGATTCAGGTGCGCCTGCATCAACGTCTCGCCGGGGGAGAAGTGCCGTTCGCGGAAGTCCTCACTGCGCCAGTCCACTGGATCATCTTGGCCGATGAGGTTGATGTCACGGATGTAGGGTTGCAGGCGCACCAACTTTTCGAGATTGGCAAACAGGCGTTGCAACCCTTCATCGTCTTTGGCCTTGGTCCACTTGGACGACCGCAGCGATAGCGTGTGCGGGCCACCGGGTATCTGACTGATGATATTCAGAAGATATATGCAGTCACCATTGTCCCCCGTGCTAGAGATCATGCCTGTATCCTCCTTGGTACGCTTCCCGCACGAAGTTCGGCGTGGTGGTGGCCGGATATTCTTCCCCGGTGCAGTGAACGCCAGTGATGCCAATGTGGTAGGAACGGGAGGCGGTGGGTAGGAGGCACTTCAAGCCGCTCTTGGGCCGCACGCGCAGGCTGATGTTCCAGTCCCAGCCGGAGGAGGTTTCGTCGGCGTTGCCGCTGGTGTAGTCGAAGTCCCAAGTGTCTCTCAAATGGGCGTCCCACATTCGGCGCGAGGTGCCCCAGATGTTGCCGGTGAAGGTGTCTTCCAGCACGAACTTTGAAGGGTCGGTATCGCTTGATGCCCCGACGTTCTTGGCGCAGACGGCGAGTGCTTCCTGCCGACGTGTAGCCTCGAAGAAGTTCAGGATGTCTGGCGACACCAGAAAGTCGTCCTCGGCCAAAATCACGAAAGGGGCGAGTTGCACCTTGAACATGTTCTCGAACAGGTGCCAAGGGTTGCGCAGCACCCCCAGCCGCTCGCGGTTGTGGTGTAGAATGACGGGCACTGGGCAGAGCATTTCAAAAGCCTGGATAACCGCCACGGTGGCGCGCTTGTCTTCGTGTGGCTCGATGAAGAAATGCACTGCTGACACGAGGGGCAGTTCGGTGTTCAGCCATGATTTCAGCGATCTCTCCAGCAACTCCGACCTGCCGCAGACGGTGAAGGCCAGCGCCATCTGCTTGTGCAACTGCTGCCGCGCTAGGCTACCTTGCCGGTAGCGTTCAGACGAGTTGCTGTTGCGCGACACTTCATCCTCCGCGCCATACCCCTGTGATGGGTTGGCATGCAGGAACTCCACGTCGGAAGCGTCCACGAAGCCACGGGCAACGGCTTGGTCGGTGAAGAAGTCGTCGCAGTACACCGAGTAGAACTTCGGATGGAACAGGTACCCCAGCTCCTGGTAGAATGTTCGTGAGATGATCGGATGACAGATCAGGCCGTCCTTGCGGTGCTTGTCGCCCACCTTGAGCACGTCGGCACCGGCCATGCGCGATATGATGATCTCGTCCCAGCCGTGCGGTGGCTCCCAGTCATCATCCAGCGTCACCAGGATGTCACCTGTGCTGTCAGCCGCCGCCACGTTCCAAGCGCGCACCGGGCCTTGTGGCGACCACACCACCACGGCACCGGGGAACTCTGCACGGCTGGCAACGTCATCGGCGTCAACGGCGGTGACGACCTCAATGCTGGCACGGTTGTCGGCACGCGAGAGCCAGAGTTCCTGGCACTTGCGGGCAGCGGCGGGACGACGGGTGGCGTGGAGGAGGGAAATTTTCACAGTGGCAGGGCGAGTTGAGTGCCGTCGTCAGGTTCGACTTGTGGCATAGGCACGAGTTTTCTCACCAGCTCCGGCAGCTTCAGTGCCAGCACGTCTTCCTGAATGGAGCCGTCGTCCGAGGTGTAGGCTTCGACGCCGATGGCGGCACCGCATTCGTCGATGATGCCACGGTAAAACTCGACACCCTTGTAGGCGTGTGCAGCGGTCTGCATCCAAGCCGCCAGTCGGCGAGCGAAGGCGGCGGCGAGACGCGCATCCATTGGGATGTCCTTGGTTTCCTCATCGGTCCAGCACTGTGCCGTTATTTGGATAGCTTCCTCCTTGTAGTCGTAGGGCTGCGGTGTGTCGCCTTCAACGAGTGGCGGCGGTTCTGGCACTGCGTGAGGAGCGCCGTTGGGGAGGAAGAGTTTCATACGAGTTTTGCGTTGGTGGTAAGACGCCGCACCTGCTTTTCAAGGGTTTCGATCTGCTCTTGCAGCACCAGCAGGATGTCGAGTATGTCTTGCGTGGTGTCCTCGCTGGGAACCAAGTCACATTCAAGTATCTGTTCGCGGATGGTCATGCTCGGGTTTCACGGATGATAGGATGAATGTCAACTGAATCTTGTCTGATCAGCAAACCCACCCACGCTGCTGAGCGTTGGCACGTTCAAATCGGAGAACCTAGCCTTCCCCGTGCGTCCGGTCACTGCCGCTTCCAGGGCGGCGTGGCGCTCCGCAGCACGGCTCAGGGGGGATGACGGCAGCGGCTTGCGCGGAGCGGCTCGCACCAGCGAGGACAGCCCGTGGCGGCGACGGGCAATCTCGATGCAACCAAAGAAGGCATCGGCGCGGTCAGGGCTGCGCCCGTTGGTGCGCTGCTTCATAATCTTCTTGGACTCCACCTCGACCTTCTCCCGATCCACCAGCTTGTACATTCTCGCGCACATCTGAATGCAGGTCTCGGGGTCGAGACCGCGAATCTGTCCCGCCTTCATAAAATCCTTGCCGACGTACCACAACTCACTCACGCGGTTGGCGAACCGGTCCTTCCCGCTGCGCGAGTTGGTGGTGCCGACGGTCTTGTCCGATGGCGCTCCGGCGAAGCTCACCATCTGGAATCCCCGGCCCATGGTGATCGCCATGAGCGAGGAGAACGGGTCGCCTGCCCCCGTGCTATCCACCCCCCGATCCTCCACTTTGATCCCGCGTTTGGTGCATTCTTCATGGAACAGATTCACCAACTGCTGGTTGCGATCCACCTCCTTGTTGCTGGCGTCCACCCTCGCCATAAGGTTGATAGTCTCCACCCGTTCGATGCCCTTGACGTTGCGCTGGTGGATGGGTGAATAGTACTCGCCGATGCGGCAGACACACATGGGCGCTTCATCGCCACCGTGGCTGAAAGCTGGATCGAGGAAGGCATTCATCACTGAGGAGTTCAGCCAGGTGGACACCTTGCCCTGGCTACCGCTGGAGATGATCTCCACCTCGGTGTAGATGGCGTTGGCGTCGCCATCGGGAGACAGGTAGCCGCGCACCATGCGGTAGTACTCCGGCGAGCGGGGGCCAAGGCTCTCGCGCAGGTCCGTGACGGTGCGCAGACTGAGAATGCCTTTCCACACTTCCCGACCGGCGAGCACGTTGGGACTCTTCTCACCATCGAAGCGGATGCAGTAGCCGCGCTTGGTCTTCCAGCCGTCGAAGGTCTCATCTACCGTGGACCAGCCTTCATCCGGCTCCATGAACACGCCGAGCGGATCAAAGGGCGATGTCGGGTTGCCGATGCCGATGAATTGCAGGTACTCGTTGGACTGCAAGTTGGTGATGGCGGTGTTGTAGAGCGTGTGCGTGAGCAGCGGCAATTCATCCGCGATGAAGATCACACAGCGGTTCTTGAAGCCAATCTTGGTGGAGGCATCTTTGTCCTGCCCCTTGCCCCCAGCAACGAGTGTGATCCCCGAGAGCTGGTTCTGGCGACCATCAGGATTCACCCGCACGATCTTCCCGGTGGATGAGATGAGCTTGGCCTGCATGTACTGCTCGCCGCCGAAGAAGCGGCAAATTTCCGCCCAGTAACCTTCGACCACGCCCCAGATACGACCGCGAGACTCGTCCAGCGAGGTCGAGGTGATGAACACCTTCACATACTCAGGTGACGCAATCGGCGCATCGGGGAAGCGCGCACCAATAAGGAAGCGGCCAATGGCGTAGAGGGCGAAAAATTCAGACTTGGAGCATGAAGCGTGACCGGCGACGGCGAGGAAGTTGTTCTTGTAGGCTTCCTCCAACATCCGCATGGCGTACGGGTTCCACTCGAAGCGGTAGCGCGGGTTCGTCTCAGGCCGGTCCAGCATCAACGTGATGAACCGGCGGAAGTGCCACGTCCACGGGTTCAACTGGCTGCCGGGGAGGGCCACCACGGCGCCGTAATTGCCACAGATGTACTTCTCAATGGCGACCTCCTGCAACAGGTCATAGCCTGCCGAGGTCTTGGGCACTCCGGGGAGCCGCTTCCACCATCGACCATATCGGGCGACGTGCGTGCGCCCGCTGGCGGCGGGCTGCGGCGGGACCGGCTTGGCTTTGGTGGGGGCGGCAGGCATCAAGGCATGAGTTTGAGTGTTGCGACGGCTTTTGCCGTCTGCTTGTCGTACCCGGCCAGTACGCTACGCACCCGCGCCACGTCCAGCGGTTGCAGTTCGCCGGGATCGCAGACCAGCCACGCTTTCACCTCGGCTTGCAGACCGATGGCAGCGCCCATCGTGGCGAGTTGGTCGATGAGTTGCTCGATGGTCACGGCTTCGGGTTGGTAGAGGGTGGCCGGTTGTCCACCAGCGTCCCGTGCTGGCGGGCGTCCAGCACGATGCCACAGCCAGCGGCCACGCAGCCGAGGTGGTGTGCGCCGGAGTCGGGGTCAACGTCCTCGCCGTCGATCAGCATGTCAATGTGACGCTTCATCGCGCCGAGGTAGATCATCATCTCCACCTTGTTGGTGCGCCAGTTGAAGATACCGTACTTGGC